ATATTCCTTGAATTCCAAGGCACGTTTTTAGGCATAAACTAGGCATTCTCCCAGCATTGACAAAACACTTGCGACAGATGTATCATCTTGGCAGGTAGACAACCGTATCATCCTGAAAGGAGTTTGAGCGTGAATACCAGTAAGAAGACCAGGAAGCAACTAGTGCTAGAGGTGCTCCAAAGAAACCTCAATGTATGGATTGATGGGAGCGTGATCATGCAGCCGGATTGCGGTGGCGGTCGATTTGGCGCAAGAATTGAGGAGCTCAGGAAGGACGGGCACGAGATCGAGGCAAGGGCGCACCCAGACCCAAAGCGAGATATTTGGCAGTATCGAATCTGCGCTAAGGCTGCTCAGTCGGGGTTCTGGGAGTGCTCTGCGTGTGGGACTAGGTCTCAAGAAAAGCCAACCGAAGGCTTTAAGACGAGTATTGTGGAAACCATCATTACCGCCTCTTGCTGGAAGTGCAAGAAGCAATCAACAATTTGGCAGTTTAGGAAGTCCTAGCGCTTTGCGGCAGTAAAGTAGAATCCAATTGTCCCAACGTCTGCGGCATACACAAGGGCGTCAATAAGGTCGTCGTGTTCGCTGTTTGGGAAAGACATCATTTCAGACTCAAGCTGTCTAATCCCTGGTCCATTCTTTAGGTGAAACACCTTACCCGCTTCGTATCGTGCGGCAAGGGACCTGGACCTAAAGACCTTGTCTCTTTCCGGCCTTACGGCTCGGGCCGGAAGCCTAGTCTCGTTAACCAACTCGCGAACAAAGGTTGACTGGTATTGGACGGCCTCAATGTTAACCTCGGTAAACTTTCTTGGCTCGTCACCCCAGGTATCTCGTTGCCCGCGCAGGCCAACAAACTTTGCTGGCCAAAGAAGCTTTGGGCTAGACGAGTCATCAACGATTGACCCCTCTCGGTCAACTCCCGTTAGCCACTTTTGGTGACCCTGCTGAATTCTTGTTCTGTACGCTCCAACGACGTAAAGATTATGATCGTCATCCTCCACGACTTCGACCGCAGCGGTGTAGTCTGACCTCTCCCTTTCGGATGCGGCAAGGTCTACACCTACTCTCCTTGCCCCCGGTGGCACCTGATCAACATACTGAAAGAATTCATAGCGGAAGATGTTTCCACCCATGGAGGTAACGTCGTTTTGGTATTGTAAGTTGAAGATTGGCGTGCCGAGTTCTTCGCGCTTAACCTCAAGATCGTTGGTGGTATACATTTCCGGCCAGAGTGGACCAGCGTCCTCAAGGGATTTTCTTAGATATGTTGGAATTCCCTTGCTGGTGAGCTCTGCATAGAAGTCGTCTTCGTGCCATCTTGTCCCGATGTACCATCTTGTGGCGCCAGGAACGAGCATTGGATCGATAACCTGCCAGTAGGTCTCACTTGCCTTTTGTCGCTGGGTTGGGGTAGCGTTTTCCCTAAGTCCAACAATGTCGTCTGCAATTAGGAGGTCAAGGCGCGGACCGGGCTTAATTGAGGTCAGGCCATCTGCAAAGCATGTTGCGTCCTTGCCAAGGTTAACGCCCTTAATGGTCCAGACTTCGTCGGTCCACTTCCCGCCCGCAACCCCGCCCCTTGCCCAGGGGAAAATTTCTGCAAAACTTGCAGACTCAACAATTGTCTTGATTGCCCTTGATCGCGCAAGCGCGTCAGAAAGAACGGATGTAACAATTCCGATTCGAATCTTCCCTTGGGTCACGCCAACCAATCTCGCCGCGCGATGAATTAACTGCGTAGTTTTTGCGTGACCTCTGGGCATTAGAACAAGCGCCCTTGGATTCTCCGAGAGGAAGTGCTCCATCTCTCTAAGGTGCTTTGGGAAGACTAGGCCGCTTACATACTCCGCAAACGCAGCGTCGTCTGAGGCAGCCCTATCCCGAAGCCATGAGCGGTACTGCTCGTTAGTCGGCGGCGCTGGTATCTTCGATTTGCCTTGCTTCTGCTTCGTGTTCTGCAATCTTTGACGCCTCCTCTAACTGCCTTGCCCATATTGCAAGCCTGCCGGAAAGTTCCCCAGAAGTGAGCGTGTCAATCTCGTGGGGGGTTTTGGAAATCTCAATTGCCCCACCATCAACACCGCTAACCTCTTGGCGAACTGGCGCGTAGGCCCCAGTCAGCTTTGCAACCTTATCTAATATTTCAATTTGAATCTTTAGGTACTGGATCTCCATTGCCGAGCCACGAGCCTTAGAGGCGCCAACCGCAGCTTGCTGGCCAATCATTCTGGCGCGCTGGACAAGCTCTGCCCTTGTAAGGATTTGATCGGGTTGGTCTTCTGCCCACTTTTTCCTAATTGCCCGAATGTGCTCCCGAACGGTGTGGACGGAAAGGTCGGTAGCCTTAGAGATTTGTGCCGTAGGCACGCCGTTAAGGAGCAGTTGCGTAATCTGCTCCCGCAACGCGTCGATCTGTGCTTGTGGCTTTCGCCCCGGCTTACCCATACTTGTATATTACACTATACCCAACGTAAAACCACAAAGCATTGACTTTACTGAAAAACTAGAAGAAAATGGCCGCATGCCTGCAAGTATTTATGACATCATCTGCGAACAAGGTGCAACGCTTGTCCGGGAGATTACGTACAAAGACTCAAGCGGGGTCGCGGTAAATCTTTCTACGTATACTGCCAGGATGAAGGTGCGCTCTTCTCGGGGCGCCCCCGGAGTGCAGCTGGCCCTTGCAACCAGCGGCGCTGGAATTACGCTCAATTCTTCTGGGGAAATAGAGATTACCGTGCCGGCCGCAACTACGGCAATTATCCCCGCGGGGAAGTATCGGTACGACCTTGAGGTTGTTTCTTCGAGCGGCATTGTCAGCAGGGTTGTTGAAGGCGAGTTTCTTGTAAGCGGAGAAATTACCAGATGATTGACGACTTTAATGCGATTATTGCCGAGTCTAGCGGCTCAATTACAGTTACCGACACAAGCAACCTCATCACAACTACGTCCTCTGTCGCAATTATCGGCGGCGCGACATATACGCACAACCAGCTTTCCTCTTCTTCAACTTGGACCATTACCCACAATCTTGGCAGGTTCCCAAGCGTAACAATCGTTGACAGTGCCGGAAGCGTTCAGATCGGGGAGGTCTTTTATTCGTCCAGCAATCAGGTTATAGTCAGCTTCTCGAGCCCCTTTGGCGGCAAGGCATATCTAAATTAAGGATAGAAAATGAAATTCCTAACAGTTCTTGACCTTCAGAAAAATGAACTACAGAATGCTGTTATTCAAAACCTTGCCTCCGATCCAGCCTCTCCAGTTCAGGGTCAGGTTTACTACAACAGCACTAACGATGTGCTTAAGGTTTATGATGGTTCCGCTTGGCAGGTAATCGGAACCGGAAGCGGAACAGTTACAGCCGTCACTGGAACTGGTGCAATTTCTTCAAGCGGTGGCACGACTCCCGCTATCAGCATTGCTGATGCGTCAACAACCGTTAAGGGCGCCGTACAGCTAGAGGATTCCGTATCTAGCACTTCAACCAGCAAGGCTGCAACGCCTGCGTCTGTAAAGTCTGCTTACGACCTTGCTAACGGTAAGGCAAACCCATCTGACACAACCTTTGTTGGTACTACCAGCGTTGCGCTAAACCGCTCGTCTGCAAACCTTGCCCTTACGGGGATTTCAAGCGTTGCGCTCCCAGGCTCGTCATCAGGCACAACCACCCTTCAGCCAGCCGCTGCGGCAGGCGGAACGGTTACCCTTCCATCGTCAACGGGCACGATTGCGCTTATTTCGGACATTCCATCGCTTACGGGCTATGTAACCGAGACTGGCTCGCAGACCCTTACCAATAAGACGCTTACCGCGCCTGTTGTTGATGGTGCTGGCGTAATCTTTGAGGGCGCGACGGCAGACGCTCACGAGACGACCCTTACGGTCACAGACCCAACCGCTGATCGCACAATTACCCTTCCAGATGCGACGGGTACCGTTGCGCTTACCGCAAATAAACTTAGCGATTTTGCGGCAACATCGTCCAGCGAACTTGCTGGTGTCATCTCCGATGAAACTGGCACTGGTGCTTTGGTCTTTGCCAATACCCCAACCCTTGTCACGCCAAACATTGGCGCAGCAACGGGTACAAGCCTTGTGCTTTCTGGAGACCTCACGGTCAACGGAACCACAACAACGGTAAATTCAACAACCCTTACGGTTGACGACAAGAACATTGAGCTCGGTTCGGTCACCACGCCAAGCGACGCAACTGCTGACGGCGGCGGTATTACACTCAAGGGCGCTACGGACAAGACCATCAA